TACCGAAAGAGATAACATCATGGATCTCGGCTCTGCTGACAGTAGATTCGAGCGCCTATATCTAGGTAGCAATGCGTTCATCGACGGAACTACTAACACCGAAAACCTAAGAGTCGGCTCGGGCGTTACCGTTGACACCATCCTCGATCAAGACGGCTTGACCAGTAACAGTGCTACTGCGCTGGCAACTCAGCAATCTATCAAAGCGTATGTCGATGCTAACTCAGGCTTTGTGTCTGGCTCTGTGGGTACGCTTGAGCAGGTCACACAGAACGGTGCAACTGCGGCGGCTACTGTAACGCTGGGTGGTTTGGACTTAGCTGACAACGACAAGATCCGCTTGGGTGCTGGGCAAGACCTACAGATTTATCATGATGGGTCTAACAGCTACATTGTTGATAGCGGCACAGGAAATTTAGTTTTAGAGGGCGGAAACCTTCGCGTACGGAACGTAGGTAGTTCACAAAATTTTATTACCGCTGATAACGGCGGTGCTACTAATCTGTTTTATGCAGGAACCCCCAAACTATCCACAACCTCCACAGGCATCGACGTAACTGGCACAGTTACAAGTGATGGTTTGACTGTTGATGGCAGTACAGTTTTTAGTGGCGGTTCGCTTGGTACAGGCGGTAATGATGCTAGTACCGTTGCCGCTGGGCTTGCGGCAGGTCGTTTAGTTAGTGACGCTGGAACCTCTAACATTACAGCTTGGCATACTACGTTTAATGACGACCTTATCGAAATTTCTGCTGGAGCATCAGCCAACTATGTTTCTGGTGTTGTTGTGGCTGGGCGAACAACCACATCTGATGCTGGTGAGGGCGTAACTTTATATCGTAGATCCAAACCTGCATTGAACGTAGATGAAAACGGCGATGTGTCGCTGTATGAGGATACGGGGACAACTGCGAAGTTCTTCTGGGATGCGTCTGCGGAATCTTTGGGTATTGGTACTAGCAGTCCAGATGAATTGCTTCATTTGTCCGGCGGCACAAACTGTATTCTTAAATTAGACACTAGAGATACAGCTTTAAGTCTTGATCAAGAGCTTGGTGTCGTTCAGTTTTATCAAAACGATTCAACTGCTGGCGGCACTGGCGTCGGTGCAAAAATAAGAGGCAGGTCAACATACAGGGCGTCAAGTGATACTTATTTTGGAAACGGAATGGCGCTTGATTTTAACGTATCAAGTGATGCTGTTAACTCTAATGCCAACGTAACAGCAATGTCTATTATACCGGGCGGCAACGTCGGTATTGGTACTAGCAGTCCACAAACTTTACTTGATGTATCAGAATTTGGCGGAACGCCTACGATAAGAATTACTAATTCAGACGGTACGTTTTCTGCTGGTCAAGATATTGGAAAGTTTGAGTTTTTCTGTAACGACCAAAGCACTCCCGGAGCAAGAGTAGCCTCTTACATTCTTTCTCAGGCCGCAGGAACTCAAGGCGGTGGCGATTTACAGTTTGCTACGAGTGCAAATGGAGGCACTGTTACAGAACGCATGCGCATTGATGCAAGCGGCAATCTCTTGGTGGGAACCACTGACACAAACGTAAGTGATAACACTACTGGCGGTGGTATTAACATTAATGGCGATGGAGAAATAAAAGCCGCCAAGAATGGAACCGTCTTAAATCTCAATCGGCTTACCACTGATGGTGAAATTCTAAGATTTAAAAAGGGCGGCTCCACAGTCGGTAGTATTGGTACTAATGGTGGTCGTTTGTTTATTGCTGATGATGCACAAGCAGGTTTTGCTTTTGCCTCTGGTGCAAATCGTGTTGTTCCTTGCAACTCAAGCGGAACGCTCACCGACGCAACAATGGATATTGGAGAGCCTAATTACCGTTTCAAAGACCTCTACCTGTCAGGCGACGTTAACTTAGCAAACAATTCACACATAAGTTTTGCCTCTACAGCCTGTCGAATTGAAGGTAACAGCAGTGGCGCTGACTTTATTAAGTTCATTACCAACTCAAATGAAGCCGCTAGGCTTGATAGCTCTGGCAATCTTCTGGTGGGAACTACCACTGCTGACGCAGAAGGCATAACGCTAAGAGGCGACAGTCATTACCTTAAAGTAGTACGTAGTGGAGGCGTAGCGGCTTACTTTGATAGGCGTACGAGTGACGGCACTATAGTAGCCTTTAGGCGGCAAGGCATTGAGAAGGGCAGTGTTTACGTTTCATCAACTGCCACAACCTACAACACCTCATCAGACCAACGCCTCAAGGAAAACATCGTAGATGCGCCTTCTGCTTCTGATGACATTGACGCTATCCAAGTACGTTCGTTTGACTGGAAGGCTGACGGTTCACATCAGAAATACGGCATGGTTGCACAGGAGCTACAGACTGTTGCACCTGAAGCAGTAACTGAAGGCGAGACAGAAGACGACATGATGGGCGTAGACTACTCAAAGCTAGTGCCTATGCTTGTAAAAGAAATTCAATCACTACGTGCGCGAGTCGCACAACTCGAAGGAGAAAACTAATGGCTACATGGACAATTAGCGAGCTTGAAAGAGACGTTGCTACAGGCGGCGTCACAGTTTGCCACTGGCGTGTAACTGAGGTTGACGGGGATTACTCTGCGTCAGCCTACGGCACTGTTGGACTTACCCCTGACGCTACCGCTGAGGGCTTCGTTGCCTATGACTCACTGACTGAGGATGTTGTCCTCGGCTGGGTACAGGCAGAAGTAGATCAGACTGAGATTGAGGCAGGATTGACTGCCAACATCGCAGAGCAAAAGACACCCGCAACAGCAACAGGAATGCCTTGGTAATGATTACGATTGATGACAAGACTTACACCGAAGAGGATCTGGACGTAGATCAGAAAGCGTTAGTGGCTCGCTTGCAGGTATTGCAACAAGAGGCTGACAGACTACAGACCAACCTATCCGACACAAACATTCTGATGAACGCTTATGGCAATGCTTTGCGATCTAGCTTAGCAGAACCGGAAGAGTCGCCAGAAGAAGTCGAGCATTAATTGAAAGATGATCGACCCCGTCACGGCCGTAGCAGGCGCCGCCAAGGCCTTTTCTATGGTGAGGGGCATGGTCGAAGCCGGAAAGTCAGTAGAGGATACCATGGGGCAGATCGCTTCTTGGTATGGTCATGCTTCTGATGTGATGTATGCGGACAGGCGGGCGCAGAATGTGTCGCCCTTCCGCAGGGTTGTATTCCCAAAAAGTGTAGAGGCAGAGGCTGTGAAAGCCTTTGCTGCAAAGAAGAAGATACAGGCGCAGCAGCGTGAGATCATGCTCATGATACGCTATGCGTATGGCGATGATGGATTGCAAGAGTTCAGAGCAATCAGGAAACAGATAGTGGCCGACAGGGAAAGGACGGTCTATCGACAGAAAGAATTGCGCGATCAGTTTTTGGCGGTTCTCATTGTGTTAGGTGGCGCCATACCTGTTGTGTTTTTGATTTGGCTAGTTGTAACGAAAGGAAAGTAGTAAATGGATACCGCCGAGGAAGCATTGAAGCGCATCGAAATACACGAAGCCGAGTGCAAGCTAATGCGTGAGATGATCGAGAAGCGCTTGGATCAGGGCGGCGAAAGATTCAACAAGCTGGAGCGTATGATTATGGCTATGTATCCATTCATTATTGCGGCACTAGGTGCGGTGGAGTATCTGCGATGAATTTTGACAAGATCAAAGGCTTGATTGGTGACCTAGCTCCGACGCTAGGGACGGCACTGGGTGGTCCTGTAGGCGGAGCTGCGGCAGGTATGATTGCTGACGTGCTGGGCTGCGAGCCTACGCCACAGAAGATCGAGAAGGCGCTTGCTCAAGCCACACCCGAGCAGCTGGCAGAGATCAAGAAGGCCGAGCTTGACTTTGAAGTCCGCATGAAAGAGCTTGAGGTTGATGTGTACGCTCTTGAAATGAAGGACACACAACATGCAAGACAGTCATTCGCTGAGGATTGGACGGCTAGAGCTATTGCCCTTATCTCCGTTGCCCTATTTGGTGGGTATATCCTACTCGTTACTATCCAACCTCCTGACGCCAACGATGACGGAATCGTCAATCTGGTGTTGGGTTATCTGGGGGGCATCGTGTCTTCTGTAGTCAGCTTTTACTTTGGCGCAAGCAAGTCGGGGTCGAAATGAAACAGAGCACAATGCGTAAGTTCAAGCCGGTAGCCAAGAAAGAAGGCGTGCCGGTGAAGTACACCAAGGGCGCAAAGAATCCAGAGGCAAGGCGCAAAGAGATCAAGCGCACTGCCGAGCGTTATCGCAAAGGTTTATTGAGCAAGGCAGAGATGGATCGCATCTCCAGGGAGCGCAGTCGTGGCTGAGTTTAAAGGCACAAGCAGTGGCGGGTTTAGTCCCAGCATCCTCAAAAAAGTTTACAAACGCGGGCTTGGCGCTTATTACTCAAGCGGCAGTCGCCCAAAGGTATCAGCACACCAGTGGGCAATGGGTCGTGTGAAGTCGTTCGTTAGCGGCAAGGGCGGTGCTCGCAAGGCCGACAAAGATCTACTGAGTAGGAATAAGAAATGAATATTGCCAAGATCGCTGACCAACTCAAACGGCACGAAGGTGTACGCCTTGCAGTGTATGACGACGCTACCGGCAAGCCTGTTCATGCAGGCGATACGCTTGTCGGGCATCCGACGATTGGCGTAGGTAGACTGCTTACCGATGCGCGTGGCTTGGACACTTCTGAGATCGAGATGCTGCTAGCCAATGACATTGACCTGGTAATCAACGAGCTAAATCGCAACGCACCCTGGTGGAACGAGATGAACGAAGCGCGCCAGGCTGTGATGATTAACCTGTGTTTCAACATGGGCTGGCCCAGGCTATCAGGTTTCAAGAATATGCTATGGGCTGCGGAGAAGGGTTCATATGAGACAGCTGCCGATGAGATGGTAGACTCTCGATGGTACGGTCAGGTGGGCCTACGGGGCGCTGAGTTGGCAGAACAGATGCGCACTGGGCAATGGCAGGAGTAAGTTATGGCTAAGTCAGCGGCGTGGCAGCGCAAAGAAGGCAAGAATCCATCGGGAGGTTTGAATGAGGCAGGGCGTCGTTCATACGAGCGTGAAAATCCTGGCAGTAATTTACGCAGGCCTGTTAGGTCTGGCGACAATCCTCGTCGCGCCTCTTTTCTTGCTCGGATGGGGGGCATGCGAGGCCCTGAGAGAGATAGTCAAGGCCGTCCGACGCGCCTACTCAAGTCTCTCAAGGCTTGGGGAGCAAACAGTAAAGCGGACGCTAAAAAGAAAGCTGCCGCAATCAGCAAGCGCAACGAGGCGAAGGCATGAGTTACGGCAAGGGTAAGAAAAAACCAAAGGGTAAGTAGTTACTCGTCGGGCTCTACCCCGATGATAAGTAGCGCACGTTTCGCCATGTCAGCGGCGTCCCCCACGTTTGGTCGACGGGCAATACCTTGCAGGATAAAGATAAGCTCCTCATTAATCCCAGCCACATCCTTGCATGTCGGGCAGTCCCCTCGAATACCAATCTTCCGACTCCGAAAGAAGTCTTTCAGCATTTCCACATCGTTCATGTTGTCCATGGGCTCTCCATCCATTTAACTGCTTCCTTATTTTCCTAAACGCTCTTTGTTCTATGTTGCGGACCTCATGGCGATCGATGCCTAACTCATCCGCTATGTCCCGATAGCTTCTAACTGCATGGCTATCTTTTTTTGTGTACCTCTTTGCCATGAATACATCCTTCGGCATGATGGGGAAGACAGTAGCAGTAAGGACATGCCTCGGTCTCTCCAAATATTTCACGTCTAACAATTGTCTTTTTGTCTGTTATGCGGTGCCAGGAAATGCTGCCTTGGTAGCGCGTCCAGCCTATGAAGCCTTCTTCGTATGCCCAAGACAAGCCACGGTTAGCTTCTGACAAGCGAATCTTGAGAGAGGCAGCGATGTCGCTATCTGAACGCTTGCCGCTCGTCCAGTTACACTCTCTCTTGATCCGCTCCCAGATATCAGACCCATCAGTGACGCGTCTTTTCCGTCTCAACGACGAAGTCCTCCTCTTCGGAATCCCACCACTCGGGACCACGCTGCTCTGCCTGGTACTGCTCGCACTGTCGATCAAGTGTCTCCACCATTTTCTCTAGTGCGGTACGCAGGCTGGAGCAAATGATGACGATACGCTGGATAGGCCCGTAGGCCTCCAGCTCATACCACCCATCAGACCTCGTTATCAGCACCGACGTCCCCCGTAGGGTTCGACTCCAAGAATTTTTGGACTTGGGTTCTCGTGACAAAGATTCTACTTCCAGTCTCGATGCTTGGGATGTGTCCTGCTTGTACCAAGCGTAAAGCCCTTTTGTAGTTTCTTTGATCGCTTTCCCCAAAAAGATAAGACGCCAGGTCGCTGATCGTAAGAAGCTCACCATGCATCATTTCCTCCATAACTTTGTTGTGGCGCCTG